ACACCGTGTACGACAACGCGATGCTGACGCAGAACCAGTTCACCGCGCTCTTCGCTGAGGACGGCTTCGCCGTTCTCCAGATGTGCACCGACTCGCGTCTCTACACCGTCGGGTTCGACCCCAACGGTCTGTGCTGCGCCTGATCGTGATCTCGCTCCCCTGAGATCTGACCTTGCATGGTCTGTCGCTCAGGGGAGCACCACGACTGATCACGAGAAGGAGGTGAGCACAGATGGCATTGATTCCCGGCCTTGAGGTTCCGGCCCCGGAACCGATCGGCACCCGTTACGGCCTGTTCACGGCAGCGAGCGGACCGCTTGATCTGCCCGCCCATGGGGAGGGCGGTGGCGTTCGGTACGTGCCGCTCACGTGCGGCGCCGCGTACGCCTACGGCGTGCAGTGTTACGACGTGGAAACCCCGGCGCCCGACAAGCCGCATGACCCGGACTCTGAAGAGGTCGTCACCGGTGTGTTCAGCGTGCTGAGCACGCTGGCGTGCTCGGCCGTGGGTTACACCCTGGAGGAGTTCCGGACCAAGGTTCAGCGCCGCTTGGAGACGTCCGAACAGGGCGCGGTCGAAGAGGCGTTGTGGACCGGGCTGGACCTGGAGGGCAACAGTCTGGACATCCTCTCGCTGAGCGAGGAGGCCCAGAACATCCCCATCGGGTACGACCCGGCGCTGATCACGGACGTGGTCGGCGCGCTGGAGCGCTACGCGTACACCACCCAGGGGTACGGGTACCGCGCCTACATCCACGCTCCGGTGGAGGTGGCCGCGTTCGGTCATGAATCCGGACTGGTCCTCAAAGAGGGCAACCGGCTGGTCACCCCGATGGGCTCCATCTGGTCGTTCGGTGCCTACCCGGCCGGGTCCGTGATCATCACGGGCCAGACCACGGTGTGGCGCGCTCCGCAGATCCAGGTGTACGACGCGTTCGAGACCACCACCAACGAACGGTTGCTGGTGGCGGAGCGGGCGTACGCCGTGTCCTTCGATTGCTTCGCCGGTCGCGCGGAGTTCGATCCCCTGGAGGTGACTTCACCATGACCAACCTCGTTTGTGCCAAGCCGCTCCAGGGGTCCACGCTGCGTGTGACCCGGCTGGACGTCTGTGGTAACCCAGAGTTCGGGGACTGCGCGTTCGCGGTTTCCGACGGGTACGTGTCCGCCACGATCACGCCGAACACCGAAGAGGGCGAACGGTTCCTGCAGCGGACCGCCAACGGACGCGCGATCGTGAACCAGCGGGGCGCCCCGATCCTCAACTGGTACGACGTTGAGATCGAGTTCCAGGAGGTGGACCCTGAACTGTTCACCATTCTGACCGGCCTCTCGCCGTACTACGACGACCAGGACCGAGTGATCGGCTTCCCGGTCACCGAGTCGGAGTTCGCTACGGCGAACTTCGCTCTAGAGCTGTGGATGGGCAACGCTGAGGAGGCGTGCGCGCCGGGCTCGGACCCGTTCTACGGGTATAACCTGCTCCCCTGGGTGACTGAGGGCGCGCTGACCGACGACATCGTGGTGACCAACGACCTGATCACCTTCAAGGTGATGGGCCGGACCCGTAAGGGAACCCCGTGGGCCGTCGGCCCGTACGACGTCGTGGTGGACCTGAACGGTGACCCGTCGCCGCTCTACACCGCGATCCCGGACGACACGCACCACCTTCCGATCTGGACCCAGCTTCCTCCGCCTGAGGCGGCGTGTGGTTGCCAGTCTTTGTCATCGTAGCTTCAAAGTGAGAGCCCCGGTCATTGACCGGGGCTTTTCCATGTCCAGAGTGGACACCTTCCCGGCATCACTGTAAAGTAAGGCGATGCGGCCGGGACGGACCCGGCGGGGGAAGGTGAAGATGGGCCTGTTCAGCCGGAAGTCCGAGACACCATCGATCGACGAGTTGTTGGCGATGAAAGACAAGGACCTCAACAAGATCATTGCTAGCGGCAAGGTTCCTCAGAAGAGTGCGGCTGAGCTGCGCAAAGCTGCGAAAGAGATCAAGCGAAGGACCAGCGGTGAGACCGGTATCGGGGCGATTGCAGCCGCCGCCAAGGGCGGGGGAACCGGGAACCGCAACCACGAGAACATCCCGCTGAAACAGCGCGTTCATCCCGCTGAGTACGAGCGGATCCTGGAGCGAGAAGCCAAACGCCAAGGGCTGATGTGATGGTGTGGCGTACATGCTCGACCTGCAAAGGCGAGAAGGTCGTGATTCGAAAAGGCCGCGCCACGAAGTGTTCAGCCTGTAAGGGCAAGGGCGGGGCGGGGCGGATACCAGAACCATCTGAAGGGGGCGCGGTAATGGTGTGGAGGACGTGTCAGAACTGCCACGGGAACCAGACCATCGAGAAAGAGGGTCCTCCCGGTAAGTGGAGGACGATCACCTGCCCCGCCTGTAAAGGCAAGGGCGGAGAGGACACCAAGACAGTCTGACGCTTAACCGTCAAGACAGGCTCGCCGGATGGATCCGGCGAGCCTGTGACGTTTCTGGACAGTCCCGTACGCTGGGGCTACCTGACAACGTTCGAGCAGGAGGAGCCCGTGGCCGCACCCTGTACGACCTGGGACGTGGATCCGGGCACCCTCGGGGTGTGCCCGGCCTGGACCACTTACTCACCAGCGGTCCAGACAGCCGCCCTGGATCTGGCCACGTTCTGGCTATGGGCGGCTACCGGGCGTCGGTTCGGACCGTGCCCGGTCGAGGTTCGGCCCAGCCAGAAGCGCGGGGCGCCGATGGTGTACCAGGATTTTCCGGTCACGCCCGGATACGCCTCCCCGGCGAGTGGTGGCCCGTACCTGTTCGGTGGACGCTGGTACAACGCCGGTTGCGCGACCGCGTGCTGTGGTAGCGACGCGTGCGCGATCGTGCTGCGCGGGCCGGTGTACGCGGTTGACGAGGTACTGGTCGGGGAGGACGTCATCCCCGCCAGCGCGTACCGCGTCGACGTGGCCAACGGAACGTACCTGTTGGTCCGCATCGATGGCGGGTGCTGGCCAACCTGTCAGAGCGTGGCCGCCGAACCGGGTGAAGAGGGTTCGTTCGTCATCGCGTACGAGATCGGGGAGCAGATTCCCCAGGTGCTGGCGATCGCCGCTGGTGCGCTCGCGTGCGAGTACGGCAAGTACCTGACCGGCGGAGCATGCTCACTCCCGGCGAAGATGACCCGGTTGTCCCGCCAGGGTGTGGAAGTCGAGGTGGCTACCCCCGATCCGGCCGTGGGCACGAGCGGGATCAAGCTGGTGGACGACGTGGTGGCGATGCTCAACCCGAGCGGCAGGAAGTCTCCGCCACGCGTGATGTCGCCTGACCTCCCCGAGACGTGCGACCGGCGTACGGCCGTTCCGGCGGGAAGCTGATATGGCCAGAGCGTGGACCGACGCTGATCCGTCCGGCAACTTCAACGATCCTGGCGCCGGTCAGGTCGGCCTGGAGCATCGGGCGGAAGTCGATATCACCATCACCCAGATCTGGGTGTGGAGTCACGGATCGGACAGCATCGCGGGTCGTAAGGGCTATCTGTGGAACCCAGCGACTCAGACCCAACTGGCGGACTTGGACCTTCCGGCCGTGCTCCCGGCGGGCTGGTCCGGACATGACCTGGTCACCCCCGTGGTTCGGACAGCTGGTCAGCGCTGGATCGTCTCGTTCACCCCGGGCGGGAAGTACGGCGCGACGCCGGGCAACCTGACGGTGGACCGGCCCAGCTCCGACGGGGCTGTGACCACGCTCGCCACCGGCAACGCCACCAACGGCAACGGCCTGTTCACCACGTCCACGACCGGATTCCCGAACCAGACGTTCGGCGCGAACCGGTACGGGGCTGACGTCGGTTATGAACTGGGTACCGGCGAGACCCACGCTCCGGTCATCCACTCTGTGGAGGTCGGCACGGACGACCTGGACGCCACGGTGATGATCGAGGCGACCGACGAAGACGGTGGCACGCTGACCTACACCGTCACCTGGGGCGACGGAGCGGTCAGCACCGGCACGGCGGCCACCGTGTCGCACACGTACGCGCTCGCTGGCGCGTACCCGATCCTGGTCAAGGTCACCGACCCGACCACGCTGTCCGCCTTCTCAGCCACCCTGGCGATCGTCAGCGCGCCGGTCCCGATCGTGGGCGACCCGCTGGTGATGCCGTTGGCCCGTGAGCTGTTGGCCTGTTACGAGGCGGAGCTGGCCAAGCTGGGCGACAACGCACCCGCATACATCGGTCTGCGACCCGGCACGGTGGTTGACTTCCTGTTGTCAACAACCGACGACGAGTGCTGTGCTGGCTTGGCCTGGGTCCGACCGGCCTCGTTCTTCCCCAGTTCCGCAGCGTTCCCGAACCAGGACACGGTGGCCCAGAAGCAGGGCACCCGAGCCTGGGCTGTCACGCTGGAGATGGGCATCGTCCGGTGCGCTCCGACACCGGACGAGAACTCCATCCCTTCGAACGACCAGTGGGACGACGTCACCCAAGCTGTGATGGACGCGAGTGCTGCGATGCGGCGCGCCATCTGTTGTTGGATCGACATGGATCCGGTCCGACGCAAACAGAAGATCATCCCCGGAACGTGGCAACCGGTCGCGGTTCAGGGCGGGTGTGTCGGTGGAATCCTTCCGGTCACCATCATGGGTCCGGCGTGCGATTGCTCGGACGCGGGTCTGACCTCATCCTGACAGCAGTGAGCCCCGGGGAGATCACACCTCGTCCGGGGCCCACGCCAATGTCCCCTGACCTTACAGCGATGGCGTTCAAGATCACAATGGACCTGACGGACGGAGGTTGACATGGTGGCTCACACGCTCCGGGTGAATGTCGGAGCTTTGAACGCGGAGGGGATGACCCTCGCGCGCCGGACTGTCACCCGCACGACGCGCCGGACCCTGAACCGGTCGGCTGTACTGTGCCCGGTCGACACCGGGAACCTGCGGGCTACTGGTGTGATGAACGTCTGGGACCAGGGTCTGACCGTCCGGGGCCGGGTCGAGTACACCGCGAACTACGCCGCTGCCGTGCACAACGGGCGTCGGGCGCTGACCATTCGGGCCAAGGGCAACGGTCGATTGAGGTTCGTCGTAGACGGTCAGGTCGTATTCGCCCGGGAGGTCCATCAGCCTGCCCGTGCTGGCCGCCCGTTCCTCGCTACCGCGCTGGCTGAGGTCGCGCGCGGGGAGGGCTATACCGTCACCGTCGGCTGAGATGTCCGGCAACGCTGGGGTATGGTGACATCATGACGACCGAACAGGACACTCCGGCCCCGGGAGAAGGACCTCCGGAACTTCCGGTGATGCTGGGCGACCGAGAGATCTACGTACACATGCCCGATCCGGAACAGCTCTTGGTCTGGCAACGCACCGTTGCCCGCCTGGGCACCGTGTCGGATAACGCGAGCTGGACCGGGTCCGAGGTGATGAAGTCCCTCGAACGTCTCCGCAAAATCGTCGACACGATGATGGTCAATCAGGCCGACATCGAGTGGATGGACGATCAGTTCCTGGACAAGAAACTGACGTTCCAGAGTCTGGCCCCGTTCGTTACCTCCGTGGCCCAGGCGTTCCAGGACTATGCGGCGACCAACGGCAATCGCGAGGAACGCCGCGCCGCCGCTAAGAAGACCCCCGCGAAGAAAGCCGCCAGAAAGGCGCCGGTCCGATGACTCAGTCCGACCCCAAGCCCGCCCTGGGTTCACGCGAGCACGCGGAGAAGATCACCGCGAAGCGGCACTCTGGTATCCAGTCCGCGCTGCAGTGGCTGACCTTCTCGCATCTGCCGGAGGGACTTCAGACTTTCTCCCGGCCGTTCTACCAGTCTGCCGTGGAGATCATCACCTACGTCCCGACCGATTCGCCTGAGCTGACCACGACGCTGAACAAACTGATCGAGGCGAAGGACTCGGCGGTCCGCGCGGGGATCCGGCACACGATGGGTCGGCCCGGTTCCGTCTCCCGGCCTCAAGAGGTAATCGACCCGCCGATCATCGATAACCGAATTGGCCCGAACTTCGGTCGCCCTATCCAGGATCGACCCCAGGCATGAGCGTTCTCCTGAGGACGATCAACGACATGATGAGCGAGCTGGACCCCGGTGAATCCAGTCAGGTCAGCGACGGCTACCACACGTTCGGGGAGTACGACGACCACCGGCGCGCGCTGACCGCCGTATTGGCTACTGTCGCAGCCATCGGGGGCGACTCCTGGCGCAGCAAGGCGCATCACCCGGACGATGACCCGATGTTTGAGGGCGGATACTTCATCGTCGGGATCAACCTGCCCACCGGCATGATCACCTATCACTACGATCTGGAGCACTGGAACGACTTCGCCGCCGTGCCTGAGCTGAAGCACGCGCCCAAGTGGGACGGAGCTACCCCGGCGGACACCATCTCTCGGTGCCTGGAGATAACTCGCATTGCGGCTGAGGGCTGATGGCGACCAGCCGGGGCCGACGGACCCAGGAGCGGGCCCAGTCTCGGCACCTAGCGAACATCCGGGCTCAGGTCGCTGAGAAAGTCCGAAGAGACCGGCGCGCAGCAGAGAAAAAGGCCCGGTCCAGTGAAAGTTGACCCAATCGCGTCAATGCGATGCTGGGCTGTCACGGTGGAACTTGGGGGTCGGGAGTTCGAGATCCCGGCCCTCCCCGCTGTGGACTGGTGGCCAGTCGTGATCAATGCTGACCCGGCTGCAATCCTTGACCTCTTAAAGTCGACCGAAGACGTCGATCTGGACGCCATGCTGTTGGACCGTCAGATCACTGGGGAAGATCTCGGGACCGCATTCACCGACGTGATCGAAGCTGCCACCGGTCGTTCGTTCCACGCCGCGTTCGTGCTCGCCACCGTGGCCCAGACATCCTGGCCGGTCATCGGGGGCGCACTCGCGCGCGACGGATTCCGATGGGACATCTCTTCGATCGGCGCCGCGCTCGATGCGATCTACGTCGTGACGATGGAGGGCATGCAGGAGGAGAAGAACCGGAACAAGTTCCTGGCGTTGCTGGAGGACGAGACGTTGTCTCAGTCGGGAAAGAAGCGCACGCCCAGCCAGCGCGTCATGAGCGAGTTCGAGACGATGGCCGGTCCGCGTCCAGACCCAGCACCCTTGCCCGGGAAAGCCACCGTCGAGCCGTCCGATAGTCCACGCCCCAGAACTCGGATACCGCCCCGGCAGCGCCCCCAACGCGCCCGAGCGAGCGCGCCCAAACCGCGACCCTCATAACCTTCTTGAAGTGGTCCACGGACCAGCTACGGGTGCCAGCAGGGCGCGGCGTGGCGAGCATCCGATATTGCGCCTCGCCCTCCCCTTGCAGCGCGCTGGCGGCCACGCTGGCGATCTGCCGGATGGGAAGCTGGGACAGCACGGTGGCCGTGATCGGCTGACCGTCACGGGACCGGACGGTCAATTCCGTGATCGCCGGTCGATCCGAATCCCCGGACAGGCGCACCTGAACTCGCCAGGGAAACAGTGGGTCGTCCAGAACCACCGTGTCCCGCAGGTTCGAGAGCTGCGTACGTGAGACGTCCATGGCGGCTATCCTAGTCCAAATGCCCTGTTGCATCGGAATGACGTGACACCGTATACGCCCTAAGCTGGGCACATGTCAGAAGTCGGTTCCGCCCGGGTAGAAGTCACGGGAGACGTGCGCAAGTTCGCGCGCCAGACCGAGAAGGACTTGAACCGCGCCCTGGACGGGATGGACGTCGACAAGGTCAAGGTCGACGTGGACCGGGACCGGATCAAGGACTCGGCCGACAAGGCTGGTAAAGAGGTAGAGAAGTCCTTCGCCAAGACCGGCAAGAAGACTGCGAAGACTTTTGCCGAAACCCTGGGTGACAGCTTGGGGGACTTGGCCAAGCTGATGGGCCCGGCCGTGTCAGTGGCTGGTATGGGCCTGGTGGCCGCCATTGCTGCCGTGGTCGGACCCGCCTTGGGCGCCGCCATCTCGGGCGCTGTGCTAGCCGCTGGCGGGCTGGGCGTGATCGGTCTGGGCGCGTTCCTGTTGCGCGAGGAACCGGGGATCCAGTCAGCCGCGAAAAAGCTGACCGACACGATCCACAGCACGTTCACCAGTGCGGCGCAACCGATGTTGAAGCCGCTGGTTCAGGCGCTGGGCGTATTCCAGAAACTGATCGTCGATATCGGCCCTGAAGTGAAACAGATGTTCGCCGACATCGCCCCGGCTATCGTGCCGTTCGCCACCGGCCTAGCGGGACTGGTCGAGAACTCTCTCCCCGGATTCAACGAACTGATCAAAGCGTCCGCCCCATTCCTCGCGGTATTCGCCCAGGGTCTGGCGACGATCGGAACCGGGCTGTCCGGATTCTTCTCGGGCATCGCCAAGGGCGGTCCAGGCGCGGCGGTGTTCTTCAAGGATTTCTTCAACGGGATCGCCGCTTCGCTGTCCGCGCTGGGAACCGGGATCGGGTTCCTCGCCTCCCAGTACCCGATCGTTCGAGCCACCGTTATCAAGGCATTCAACGAGGTCCGCGCCACGATCGAGTCCGTGGTGGATTTCGTGAAAGGCAATTCGGATTGGCTCGGCCCACTCGCGTCCGGGGTGGCCGCTGCCGCTGCCGCATACAAGGTACTGAGCACGGCCACTGCTGCCTGGACCGCCGTTGTACGAATCGCCACCGCTGCGCAATTGGCTTGGGATGCTGCGCTGGTTGGGAACCCGATCGGCCTTATCGTTACCGCGATCGTTGTCGGTATTGCTGCCATCGTAGGCGCGCTCGCATGGTTCTTCACTCAGACCGAAATGGGGAGGGAGATCTGGGCGACCACGTGGGCGTCGATCCAGGCAGCTGCTCAGGCGGTCGCTTCGTGGTTCACCAGTACCGTGGTCCCGGTGCTAGCCACCGCCTGGGCTGCGATCCAGGCAGCTGCTCAGGCGGTTGCTTCGTGGTTCACCGGTACCGTGGTCCCGGTGCTAGCCGCCGCCTGGGCGGCAATCAAGGTAGCGGCTCAGGCCATCGCGCTCTGGTTCACGGGCACGCTGGTTCCGATGTTGAAAACGGCCTGGGCCGCTATCCAGACGGCTGCCGCTTCGGTGGCCGCCTGGTATCAGGCATTCCTCGCCCCCCTGTTCCAAGCCATCGGCGAATTCATCGCAGCTGTTTTTATGCGCCTCCAGCAGGTAGCGTCCGCTTTGTGGGCTGCGCTCCAGCCGATTTTTACATTGATCGGTCAGGCATGGTCCGTTCTGTGGGGTGTGATTCAAGCGGTGTGGGCCGCTGTGGGCCCGGTCATATTCGCTGCGATCACGACCGCCCTTAACGTTCTTCAAGCTGTTTGGATAGCCGTATGGAACATTCTGAAAGCTGTAGTCATCACCGCGTGGAATGTAATCCGTGCGACGGTTGAGACCGCTCTAACCGTTTTGACCTCAATTTTCCGTACGGCTACTGCGATTATCAAGGGCGACTGGTCCGGCGCCTGGAACAATATGAAAGCCGTGGTCTCTGGAATTCTTAATGGGATCCGGGCAATTGTTACGGCGCTTCTTAACGGTATAAAAAGTGTAATCGTTGCGACGATGAACGGCATCCGATCGATTTGGACTGCTGCATGGAACGGCCTGAAGTCAATTGTCTCTGCTGCTGTGGGCGGGATTGTTTCAGCGGCCAACTCGATTAAAGACGCGGTTCTAGGCGTTTTCCGGGGAGCTGGCGACTGGCTAGTTTCGGCGGGCCGCGCGATCATCGACGGCTTGATCTCCGGGATCAAGGCCGGATTCGGCCGAGTCCAGGGATTGCTTAGCTCGCTGACCTCCATGCTCCCGGACTGGAAAGGTCCGGCGGAGGTGGACCGAAAGATCCTCCAGGACTCGGGTCGCCTGGTGATGGCCGGATTCGAGACCGGGCTGACGGACCAGTTCTCGTCCATCCGCAAAACGCTCGGCTCGTTGACTGGTGACCTCCCCACGTTCACCAGTGGCGCGCGCGGCGGAGACGGGGCCAGTGTGGCGACACCCTCCGGTCGAACCACTACTGTGACGTTTGGGCCTGGTTCGATCGTGATCCAGGGTGGAGGCGCGTCGGCTGGCATGGAAGCGGCTGAGGCGTTCCTGGAGGCACTGGCCAACGCTCAGGACTAGGGGAGGACGACATGAGCACCATCACCATCCTTCGACCTTCCGCCACATCCTCAGGGGTCGGCTGGTCCATCGTCCCCTCGGGCACGTTGCACGGGGTCACCAGCGATGACTCGGACGCCTCGTACGCACTCTGGTCCGGCACCGGGTCCGCGCTGATCCTCACTACGCCGGTGGATTCGCCACCGGCTGGTGAGCGGCGCCACCAGGTCCGGCTCAGGATGCGTGGAGAAGACGGTGACGCCTGGGGCGCGGTCCGGCTGGCGTCCGGCGCTCTGGTAGCCGGTGCCGCTGCACAGTTCTCGTCCTCCCCGGGCACGATTACCGGGGCCTGGGGATTCGGGGCGCCAGCTGACGGGTCCACCGTGCTGTCCGCCTACGTGGTCGGTCAAACCACGGGCGTGAAGATCGAAGAGCTGTACGTCGATATGGACTC